AGCGTGGACGAAGGACCACCTGGCCAGCTGTCCGGATAATTTAATTATAAGATTTAGCGCAACAATGATTGATCAGGAAGCACCCGCGAGCTGGCCGCATACATCGACCGTGGTTACCAGCGGCAGGACTTGCCCGGCCCCTGAGCAGGGCAACAAGTGTAAAGATTGTCGAGCTTGCTGGGACAAAGACGTTAAGAACATTGCATACGGTGAACACTAGCATGACACACGTATTTAAACACCCAAAATTTTACAGAATCCCCAGGGATAAATCGGATCAGGTCATTAGCGAAAGCACTCACGACGGTGAGTCGGAGCGTGCACCTGGTCCGGGCCAAAACTTGACCTGTGACAGCAATGCTGACGGAAGTGAAGGGTCAAGTCTCAAGCTTCAAGCAGCAAGCCACAAGCATCAAGCTTCAAGCGACAAGCTTTCGAACCAACCTCAAGCTTCAAGCGCCAAGCGACAAGCATCCCAACCAGAGTAACAAGCGTCAAGCTTCAAGCCACAAGCAGCAAGCTCCCTGATCCGAGAACCATGGTACATGGATATTGGAGAAGTTTTAGAGGAGCAAGGACCAAGGGCCTTTGCTAAGATAAATGTATTGTCAGGATGTTTCACGTGGAACGCAATTTGGTGCGGCGAAAATCGAAGTTTGTTACCTTTAGTTACTTTTAATTCTATAGTACAAAAGTTCCCAGAAGTATTACAGACCAATAGATCAGGAGTCCCAAGTAGGCTACTGTTTTCAATTCGAATAAGCGAAAGTTGTTTAAAATTTCTTTTAATTTGTTGATAGAATTTTGCCTCTGGGCCCATATGTTTTTCAAGGTAACCACTGCACTTAATATTGCAGTTTAGGTGGTATAAGTAAGTTGGATTTTTTAGTTGTTTTTAATACAAGACGATGCGCACTGTGTCCAGTTTGACCTACGATCGGTGTGTTGTTTTCATGTACTTCCATCTTTGTAATCTTTTCTAAATAACCATTTACCTCAACCATTATGATTGCATTAGAAATAGCATTACCTTGTCTACTGCCGTCATTTTTAGCTTCTGTGAATTTAGATAAAAATTCCTGTAAGTCTTGAACTCTCATTATTTTTTTATCTGCATTTCTAATAGTTGAATCTCTTCATTAAGTCTAGATATTTCTGCCTGAAAGTTATCATTTTGAGTTTTTAGTTCTCGTATCGTAACAGACATTTCAATTACAATTTGTTTTGTACCTTTCAATTGATTTTCAGTTTGAATATACAAACCTTCACGTTCTTTGTAGGCGTGCAAGTCTTCTCTGTATTGTTCTGTTAAAAGTTCAATAGGTGTAGTATCTATCTTAGATTCATTTTCATGACTCATATCTTCTCCATGTTCTTTCTTGTTTGTGTATGTACGCTTGTCTTTCATGCTATTGACAATATAGGATAGTTACCTTAAAAAGTCAATATGGGAGTTCCAAAAAGATTAACAGAAATGCAAAAAAGATTTGCCGAATATTTAATATTTGGCGGTCCAGATGGTGTTGTTAATAAAACAGAAGCAGCTGAGCTGGCCGGATACTCTGTTAAAAGAGCAAGAATAGAAGGATCAGAACTTACCAATCCAAGACATTCACCTCTTGTGGTTAAATATTTAGATGAATTAAAAATAGAAAAAATGTTAAAATATGGTGTCACTTATGAAAGCCACATAACAGAATTAGCTAGAATTAAAGATCTTGCCTTAAAAAAGAATTCTTTCTCTGCAGCTGTAAACGCTGAAACAAATCGAGGAAAGGCAGGAGGACTATACATAGACAGAAAAATAATAAAACATGGCAAACTAGAAGATATGACAGAAGAACAACTAGAAATGAAGATGGCACAGATTGAAGAAGACTACGCAAGTCTTTTGAATGATGATGCTGAGGTTGTTGAGGCAATTGAAATTAGTGAACCTTCGTTATCTTCTTCACACAAGAAGTCGGAAAAACCGAACGCTCAGAAAAAGTAATAGAACCATCATCATCAACGTCATATCCAGCAAAGATTCTTACAGTCTCATCATCTTTACTAAACAACCAACCCTCACTTACAGGTGTTGCTAACTTCATGTCCTTAAATTCTTTTACACTACCCCAACCGCCTTCAGTGATAATGTCAATCCAATCTATACGTACACGTTTATATGGAAATTTAACAGCCTGCTTAACAAGCTTAGGTTTGTTGTAGGAATCAATTCTTCTAGATTTTTTTCTGGATTTCATATTCTGTATATGTATCTAAAAAAAATCAGTTTTACCAGAATTTTGTATCGCGCGCGCATAGGCAAACTGAGATATTGCCATAAGTGACAAAATAATCTGTCAGGTGACACTTTTTAAAACAACATTTTGGCGTACTTTATTGTTGTATACCAACACTAATAGCTCAAAGTGACAGAATGACATTATTTCTATAGTAGTTTTTATTTTTTTTTTTATTTTTTTTACCATACATATACACTGTCATTATGGTGTGGTATTTTTACAACACTGTGTTGCTGCAATGTCACAATACTGCCTTATCTGCCTCTTTTTTGACATAATATTTCCTCATTATTGCCACTTTGTCTTCAGCTTCAGCAATAATTTGTAATAATTTGTCAATTTCACCTGTTATATCTATGTGCTCTGGTATTATTATATTATTCTCATTAAACGATTGTATCTTGTACAATGCATCTTCTATCGTAGCTTCATATCTTTTTAGAAGCGTTCTAAACAACATATCATTCATGGTCCTCGTACTCCTTTATTAGTTTTTCTGATGGATGCCACACGTCAACTGCTGTATGACACTCAGGACACGATAAATTACTAACTATATCATAATCCTCATTATCTTCCGTATCGTGGTCACCACCCCATATCAACTGATGTCCGCAGTGCCAACAATTCATTTATTAATTTCCTTTTTATTGTAATATAAAACCATTCGTTTACTACCCTCGTATTCTTCTAATCGTTTTTTCATCATTTGATTTTCATCATACAATTCTCTATATCTTTTAGTTAACCTTTTAATTCTAGGTTCATATAAATTTCTATAATGTAAACTCCAATTAGCAGATAAAATTTTAGTCTTTTTTGTCATTAAAATCTTCTGCTTTCATTGGTTTAGTTCTTTCTTTTTCATCGTGCATAAGTTCATTATACATATCGATTCGTTTTAATGCCTTGTGTTTCCAGGCTCTAAGGTCAGCGCCTTCTGTTTTGAATTCTTGATAATATAAGTCAGGCGTGCAGACCATGATAACTCCTTGCTCGATCTTACTTCCGTAGACGTAGTCGTGGGCCATTGCGTACATGGCAATCTGTAAGTAATAGTCTTCGATCCATTCTTCTTTTTTCGGACGGTTAGATTGTTTGAAGTCAACAATAGTTTCTTTGCCATTATGATTGCAAACCAAATCTGTCGAGCCCGCGTACAGACCCGGATAGTGTAACATAACTTCAGAGCCATAATACTCTTCCACTGGCGCAAGACCAATCTCAATAATTTTGTCGGCCATGGGACGCGCCTCTTGTCCGATGCTTGTAAGATCAACACAGCCAGTGCCGAGAACATAATGTTCCAGGAATTTGTGCATACAGGTACCCCTTGCACTAGAATGATTCTTGATTCGTTCTGCGTTTTCTTCTCCAACTTTGGCCTTCCATTTCTTTAAAAATTCTGTGTTTTTCGTAGCGCCTAATATCGTAGTCACGCTAGGAAGTCTATAATTACTTATCTCGTAAACCCTGGTCCCTGATCCGGGGTCCGTGAGCTGTTTTCCACGTATGTAGTTGTATTTATTACTTTTCTTTATCATCTCTATCTTTTTTATTTATTTTAGATTGTTGGTAACTCTCATCCAAGTCCCGTTGTTCTTGTTGTAACTTACTAAACTTATTGTGATCTTTCTTAAAAATTCTATTATAGTTATCATCATAGGCCTTATTACTAGGTCTAGATTTACCATCCCATTTAAATTTCATATGGACCTTTCTTATTTATATTACGACCCCGGTTAGTTGGTTTATACTTCATCTTATTATACGTAGACTCTTTTATAAACCCACCATACTCACGACCGGATCTAGATTTACCATACTGCGGCACCTGTCCTAATCCAAACTGTGTTTTATTCTTATTCACCTTTTTTAAGATCTTCGCTATTTTTTTGTCTTCGTCTATTTCCATAACCTTTTTTCCTATCAGAGTATAACATACACCAGGACCAAGATGTTATTTTAGTTGATACACCATTAATCCAATATAAAAATTCATATATTATTCTATCAAACATTTTTACTACCTATCCATTGTTTATACCACTCCATATCTACAACATTATCATCTAATGATTGTATGTTAGGTTCGTAGTGATCTATTACTTTCTCAATGTCATGTAACTTAACTACAACATGTGGCCATAACAATTTACAAACTGACAAACAGTCTCTAAAAGTACAACGCCAACGCCATTGTTTTTTATATCCTTTAGGTACTTTCTTAGGTCTAACAGTTCCAACCATTAACGTTTCATGCACGAGTTCTATGACGTTTTGATCCGTCATAGCAATCTCCATGTTGATACGCCAACAATCGTAAGTACCATTTTTCTTTTTTTCTTTGTACTTCTTATAAGTTACACAACCTTCACCATCAAACAGACCTGCAATGTAAGCTACATCTAAATAATAGTTATTGTTCAATGTAACTTACCACGATCTGTAACATTATCAGCATCGATATAAGACTCCACAACTTCGGACTCATCCACATATATCTCCCCTTCCGAATCACATGTCTCGCACTGGAGGACCACGTGTTCTCTACCTTCTTCAATCATCGCTTTGACATATCCGTTACCATTACAGTCAGGACAGATCGCTGCGTGTACGTTATACTTTTTTAAGTTTGCCATTTAGTTTCTTCGCTTTCTCATTTGCAATTTT